TGATTATGGACGGCGCGCTCAATGACTGTGCAAACCGCCTGGTAGATCACTTCCAAGCCGATGCAGTGAAAGAGGTGGAAGAAGATGACGACGATATATAAGAGCCTCTCGGCGATTGTGGTTGACCTCGCTGAACAGCTGCGCCCGCCAGAGCGACTGACCGTCGCCCAGGCAGCGGAGAAATACCGGTACGTTAACCAGCCCGGGGCGTACGTTGGCCCGTGGCTGAACGAAACAGCTCCGTACATGGTCGAGCCGATGAATATGCTCGCCAGTCGTGACCATGAATCGCTGGCATTCGTCGGCCCGGCGCAGTGCGGTAAAACGGTGTCATTGGGTGAGGGCTGGCTGGCCCATGTCGCCACGAATGATCCCGGCGATATGTTGATGGTGCAAATGACCGAGGGTAAAGCTCGCGAATACAGTCGCCAGCGTATCGACCGGGCCTTGATCCATTCGCCGGATTTGGAGGCGTTGAAGAGTTCTTCGACCGACAATCTCCACGACAAGATGTTCAAGCACGGCATGTGGCTGAAGCTCGCGTGGCCCACCGTGACCAACCTCTCGTCGACCAGCTACCGATACGTCTTCTTGACCGACTACGACCGCATGCCGGCCGACATCGACGGCGAAGGCAGCGCCTTCAGCCTTGGGGTCAAGCGGACAACGACCTTCCTGAGCCGCGGTATGTGCGCCGCGGAGTCGTCACCCGGCTACCCGGTCAAAGACCCAGGCTGGCGTCCAACGACTCGGCACGAGGCCCCGCCCGTTGGCGGAATCCTCGGCATCTACAACAGCAGCGACCGCCGTCGTTGGTACTGGAAGTGCATCGACTGCTACGAGTGGTTCGAGGCCGCGCCCGGCCTGGGCTTGTTCGGCCTACCCGACGACGCCGTGCTGCTCGAAACGATTCGCGAAGAGAACATCGCGGCACTGGCCGCCAAGTATTCGCGCGTGATCTGTCCGTGCTGCGGCACGTTCATCGACTTCAAACACCGCTACAACCTCAATCGCGGCGGTCGTTGGCTGCAAGACGGTCTATCGCTGACGAAGCATGACGAGATCGTCGGCATTGCGATGGAGTCGAAGACGGCTGGCTACTGGCTCGGCGGCGTAGCGGCGGCCTATCAGTCCTGGGAATCGCTGGTCTCGAAGTACCTCCAGGGTCTGCGCACCTATGCGCTTAGCGGCGAAGAGCTGGCCTTGCAGACGACTACGAACACCGACCAGGGCATGCCGTATACCTCCATGCTCCTTCGAGAAGCGCAGCGATCCAACCAAGACCCCGCTGATCGCGCCGACAAGGAATTGCAGCGATACGTCGTGCCCGAGAACACGCGCTTCATCGTCGCGACTGTCGACATCCAGGGCGGCACCAACGCCAAGTTCGTCGTTCAGGTTCACGCGGTCGGACCTCACCGCGAGAAGACGGTCATCGACCGCTACAACATCGTCTTGTCCAATCGCGAGGGTGTAGGTGATACGTTCGCGCCAATCGACCCGGCCGGCTACAAAGAAGACTGGATGCTGATCTACCAGAAGGTCGTTCGCTCGACCTACAAGACGCCGCTGGAGGGCAAGGAGCTGCGCGTCCGCATGACGGTCATCGACTCGGGCGGTGAAGACGGCGTGACCGACAACGCCTATGCGTTCCTGCGCACGATGCGCAAGATGGGCCTGGATAGTCGGGTCATGCTGGTCAAGGGTGTCGGTCGCGATCAGAAGGCCGAGTTCCCCTACATCAAGCTCACCATGAAGGGCGCTCGCAATCCGAAGGAAGAGGGTGACGTGCCGGTGTATCTGCTCAACTCGAACGCGTTGAAGGACGTGGTTGAGACCGGCCGCCGTCGCGCGAGCCCCGGCCCTGGCTACATACGAGTGCCCAGTTGGTTGCCGCGGTCTTGGTGGGACGAGTTCTACGCTGAGGTCCGCAATCAGCGCGGCGTGTGGGAGCAGATTCGCAAGCGCAACGAGGCGTTCGACTTGATGTATTACTGCGAGGCTGGTTGTATGCGCCTGGGCGCGGACAAGATCAACTGGGATGCAGACAAGGCCCCAACCTGGGCTCGACCGCTGGCGATGAACAGCGACTTAATCACCGTCGAAGAGCGGCGCGAGGAGCAGGGGGATCGCCAAGTCGTACCGCTGGTTGACGCGAAGCCCACTGCGCGCAGCGCACGTCGTCGCTCCAGCTCATCCGGGTATCTCAGTAGTTGACGCGCCGTGCCGCTGGCCTTACATTCGCCATCGCGAGACTGGGTAGCTCCGAGCGGGCTGTCCCCGCCAAGGGCACGGATGGGGTGAAGGCGCGGGGACAGAGAGGGTGCCGTTGACCTACAGCGGCAGGGAAGGGCTGACAATGCAAGTTGTCGGCCCTTTTCCTTTGCGCTACAGTCGGCTCGGCTTACCAAGCTGGTTCTCTTCTTGAACTCCCTCTGCCGGCCTGGACAACCGGCCCCGAACGCCTCCTGCGGCCAAACGTCAGGAGGCGTTCTCTTTTTCAGGCTCGGATTGCCATCGGTCGTAGGCTTTGTCCGCGGCGGCGCGAATACCGGCCGACAGATTCCCTTCACCAAGCACCATCAGTTTTCGACGCGTGAGCGTGTCGATGGTGATCTGCGTGCGCTTCAGCGTTTCGCCGAGTATGGGTTTGGGACCGCGCTTTTTCCCAGGAGAAGTCGTGCTCATAGGGAAATAATACATCACTATTTAAACGACTCGTTGAGTTTGCAAATACACCGCAGCGGTTGAATTGCGCGCGACCGGCATAATCGATAGTCACTCATTAGGGTGCGCAAATGCCAGTAACGCAAACTCAAATCGACGCTCTCAATGAGGCAATCGCCTCGGCGGAGCGACAAGTCACCAACGGGTCACAGTCTGTGACCTATCGCAGCATCGACGATCTGAAGAAGGCTCGCGACGATCTCCAGGCGCAGCTCGACGCCCAGGGCGTCGCGGACGGCAGCAAGGCGCCGAAGCCCAAGCAGACGCGTCTCTACTACGCCGGCCGGGGGTATCAATGAGCCGCGTTGCAACCAAAACGCCAGCGCGCAAAACCGCCGCCAAAACCGCGGCCAAAACCACGACCGCGCGCAAGCCCCGCACCAGCACGACGAAGGTCGCTGACGCAGCGTCAATCGCCGCGCCCCTGGGCAAGCTGGTCAATCAATACGACGCTGCCGGCATGGGCCGTCGTATGCGCGGCTGGAATGCGCCCAACAGCGGCCCGAACGTCGCGATCAAGGGTCTCCAGAAGATTCGTGACCGTGCTCGCGATTCGACTCGCAACGACTGGACCGGCGCGTCCACGCTGCGCAAATGGACGACCAACCTGATCGGCACGGGCATCGTTGCTCGCTTGCAGAAGATCACGAACGCCGACCGTAAGGAAGCGTTGACCGAGTTGTGGGACGACTGGTGCGAGGTCTGCGATGCAGACAACGTGCTGACGTTCAATGGCATGCAGTCGTTGGCGACGCGCGCATGGCTGGAGAGCGGCGAGGTCTTCGTCCGCAAGCGCCCGCGTCGCGCCGACTTCGGTATGGACGTGCCGCTGCAAGTCCAGCTCATCGAAGCGGACATGGTGCCGATGCTCGATGCCGACAACTACACCGGCCTGCCGGCCGGCAACCGCATTCGCAGCGGTATCGAGTTGGACGGCTCTGGCCAGCGCGTCGCGTACTGGGTCTACAAGCAGCACCCGGGCGACAAGCCCGCAACGCTCGACGCGAGTCAACTCATTCGTGTCGCCGCGAGCCAGATGCTGCACGTCTTCGAGCCGCTGCGGCCGGGCCAGCTCCGCGGCGTGCCCGACAACACCGCGATCCTCGCGCGCCTGCGCAACGTCCTCGATTACGACGACGCCGTGCTGGAGCGCATGAAGCTCGCCAATCTGTTCGTGGCGTTCATCAAGTCGTCGGGTCTGCCCGGCGTCGATGACGGCACGGACCCGCTGACCGGCATGCCTGTCGAGAGCGATGTAGACGGCCCGATTGCCGGCCTGGAGCCCGGTGTCGTCCACAAGCTGCTGCCCGGAGAGTCGATGGAGTTCGCCAACCCGCCCGAGCCCGGGACCGAGTACGGCAACTACATGCGTTTTGCGAACATGGGTACCGCGGCCGGCAGCGGCATGCCCTACGAGTTGATGTCTGGCGACATCTACAACATCAGCGACCGCACGCTGCGCATCGTCGTGCAGGAGTTCCGTCGTTACTGCGAGCAGCGCCAGTGGCAGATCATCATCCCGAAGCTGTGCCAGCCGATCCGCAAATGGTTCGTTGACGCGGCAGCGCTGGCCGGCATGATCGCTGTGTCCGAGGTCAACGCATGCAAGCGCGTCGAATGGCAACCGCAGGGCTGGGCCTACATCCATCCGGTGCAGGACGTCCAGGCCAAGCAGGCCGAAGTGGAAGCCGGCTTCCGCTCGCGCACGAGCGTCATCAGCGAGCGCGGCGACGATCCCGAGAAGGTCGACGCAGAGCGCGCCGCCGACAAGAAGCGCGAGGACAAGCTGGGCCTGACGCCGCCCCCGCCGCCCGTTGGCGGCCAACCCGGTGTGACGCCCAACCCGAGCAAGCCTGAGCCCAAGCCGGCGAAGAACGAGGTGATCTTGACCGAGTTCACCGCAAGCCTCAGTCGCCTCGAATCCTTGGTCGCAACGATACAGGCTGCGGCAAACGCTCCGAAGGAAACGGCCGTTCCGAACGTCACGGTTCACGCGCACATCGCAGCACCCCAGGTGAGCGTCGAGGCGCCCCAGGTTCACGTCGAACCGCCTGTCGTTCATGTCGAACCTGCGAAGGTCGAGATCACCAACGAGGTCAACCCGACGCCGGTTAAGGTCGATGTCGATGTGCAGGCTCCGAACGTCGCGATCACCAACGAGGTCAATCCGACGCCGGTCGAGATCACCAACGAGCTACAACTGCCGACTCGCGAGACCAAATCCACGGTCAAGCGCGATGCCCTGGGCAACATCATCACCGTCAATCAGGTCGAGAAGACCATCAACTAAGGAAGCATCATGTCGCGACAACTCAGCACTACTTTGCGAAACAACATGGTCGGCCAATACGAGACGACCATTGGCACCGGCCCGAAGCTGCAAATTCGCAGCGGTGCGCAGCCGGCGAACTGCGCCGCCGCCGATAGCGGCACGCTGCTGGCTGAATTGACGCTGCCGTCTGACTGGCTGACCGCACCCTCTAACGGCGCCGTCGCCCTGGCCGGTTCGTGGTCTGGCACTGGTGCCGCAGCCGGCACCGCCGCGCACTACCGCCTGAAGGACTCGGCCGGCTCGGTCTGCCACGATCAGGGCTCGATCACGGCCACTGGCGGTGGTGGCGATATGACCGTGGACAATACCAACGTCGCCGTTGGTCAGGCTGTGACCGTCACTTCTTGGTCGCTCACCCAGTCTGGCGCATGACTGCTATGAACTTTCCGCGCCCTCGTCCGCGCGGCAAGCCATCGGGCTTGCCTGCGTGGCTGGTTGGCGCTTCCGTCGCGCAATGGGTGCAGATCGCCGGTACGACTCACATGGGTTCGCCGGCTGATCCGACCGACACCGGAAACGACACAAGTCGTTCGAGCAAGCGCACGGCCTACTGCAACATCGCCACCGATGGCGGGTCCAAGATCATCCTCGCCGCAACGGGCGGGCATTCGGACTACGGCGGCAACGAGACGACCGCTATCGACATCGGTGTCGATGCGCCAACCTGGGCGCTCTTGAACGCTCGCTCGGCCTCGTTGACGCAAGACGTGGCCTACCAGACGGACGGCAAGCCAACGGCCCGCCACACGTACTGGAGCGTTCACTACAACGCGTTGGAGCAGCGCCTGCGCCTGCACCGCTGCCGTGCTGCATACGGTGCTGCGCTGTCGTTCAACGTGTCGGACGGCTTCAACCTCCTGACGAACACCTGGGATGCGGCCGGCACATGGAGCGATCCGCCGAGCGTGCTGCCGATGTGCCAAGACAGCTTCGGCAACGTGTGGGGCGTGGTCAACACGTTCGAGCTGTGGAAGTGGAGCGCTGCGACCGACACCTGGGCTCGCACCAACACTGGCGGCAACTTCGCGAATGCGATTTGGCCGACCTCGGCCTGGGACAGCTCGCGCAACCAGATGTTCGCGCTCAACTGGGGCGATGGTCAGGCCAGCGTATCCGGCGTCACGGCTTACGTCTACAACGCCGCAGGTACCACGCAAACAGCGATCACGCTGAACAGCATTGGCGGTGCGCTTGCGCAGTTCACGACCGACGCCGGCAGCTACGCCTCGATGGTCTACGACCCGATTGCGGATGCCTTCTTCTGGTGGGATGGCAGCAGCGGTCGGCTCTACAAGATCACACCCAACGGCAGCACCACATGGGACATCGCCATCGTGTCAACGACAGGCTCGGTCCCGCCCGCTCGTGACGGATCGTTCGGTCGTATGGCCTACATCCCGTCGCTGAAGGGTCTCGTGTTCATGCCCTCGGGCTACAGAAATCTCTACTTCATGAGGACCGCGTAATGGCGCTCAGTGACAACATCGCAGAGTTTTGGCCGCTGACAACGAACAACCTCGTTGGCGCGGTTGCAGGCAATGTGCTCAGCGCGGCCGGTGGCCTGACGTGGGATTCAGCAAACTCTTGCTGGACGATCACGAGCGGCACCAACCCGTATTTGCTTTGCACGACGCTCACGCTCGCCGAAGCGTTCACCCTGGCCGCAGAGGTCTACGTCGGTGGCGGCGCGGCAGGCGACTACACCTTCGTCGGCTACCTGATCGGTGCAAGCGACTACTGGCACACGTATCAGTCCGGTAGCAGCAACTTGCTGAAGGCTCGCTCGCGGTCGGGCGGCTCTGCCGGCGACGCGGTAGGCCCAGGCGTCAGCGGCTCTGTCTGGAACAAGACCGCTGGCGTGTTCACCAGTTCAACCAGCCGCAAAGCCTATTTGGATGGCACGTTGAGTTCGGCCGATACGACCTCGATCACGCCATCCGGCTCGTCGAAGAACTTCACCATCGGCGCGCTGTTCGATGGCAGCGCAGCAACTTCAATGACCGCTACCGGTTTCCGGTTCCGCAACGTGGCGGCCTGGAATCGCAGTCTCACTCAGGCCGAGCTGGACAGCTACTTCACCGATCCCAGTCAAGTCCTGGGCGGCGGTGGGGGTAGCGTCAAGTCCGGTCTGAATTTCTTCCGCCGCCGCAGCAACGTCAATCTCTAACCAAAGGATCAAACATCATGTTCAAAAACGTCGCCACGAAGATCGCACTGCTCGCAATCGACAGTGCCACCGGC